ACGTAAGGAGTCGTCGGCAGCGTCAGATGTGTATAAGAGACAGGTCTTATATGTTAGTCATAATAAAACCAATTAGCATTATGATATTCAAGATTTCTATACCTGTCATTTTAACAACACTCACATTCTGATATTGGTTTACCATTACGGCATACGTCATCTTCCCAATCAATCCAATCAAGTTCTTTCCACAATTCAAAGTCACCTTTATTGGCATGGTATAGGTGAGTTTCTAATTCATGGCTATTCGCACATCCTCTACTGTCACCCATCCATTGACGTTTGCCATCATTATAAATTCGATATGGCCTAGTTTCCAACACACCATGCATGTCAGACAATGATAGGAAAAATTGCCCATCACTTGACCATGCAAGCGGTATAGATATTTGACCAAATGTTCTGATATTATCGGACATGTCCTTTATTCCTCTCAATCAAATTGAAATTTTTATTTTCGATTGCATCCATACAACATTCTTCTTTGCCAGTGTAATGGATACAGTCACCATCACCATCAATTACGAAATAATCACGCCTTTGGTTGTCGTGATCATGCCACATAATTTTGTAACCTTTATATTCAAACATGATATCACCTATTCACCTAATATAAAATCAACATGCATACGAGACACTTCAAACCCATCACGATATTTAGTCGGGTGTACCGTTGCCAAATATTCGCACCATGTATCCCATAGATATTCGCACCCACCCAGCTTGTGGCAAGTGTCAATATACAATTCTGCCTTTTTACGCATTAAGGCATATGTAGCATTTGCACCATATTTGAATGTGCCAGCAGATAAACCAAACCTAGCTAGGTTATGACTATCCAAACAGCCTATTTCACCCAATGCTAATTGAATGACAAAACCTGCCTTGGCTAGTCCCAGATTAGGGCATGATGCCACATATAAGAGTAAGTCCGGCAGGTCAATTTTACCAGATTGATAGTCAATAAATTTGGCATGAATATCCTTTTTATTCCGATGGATATACTTATATGCTTTTGCCTTTACCGCATTACGCATATATCTGCTATCCAATCCATTCTTTTTAACGTCCTTATTCATGCCACCCACTAGATACCAATGCGTTCTAATTGAATTTATTACACAAATCATAGTATCTGCCAACACTTCCGGGCTGCTGATACACGCATTGCCAATTTTGGTTTGGTGTTTTTTGAACATTGTTAAATCCTTTCATGTTCATTTAGAATATGCATAGGCTTGCAATGGATTATAAAACCCATTGCACGCTATGTTGTCATGCTGATAACTTTTTGAAACGTCCTTTACTGTCCCGTGGGTCGCCTTTTTCAAGGCGTCTAATCCATGAAACATTCTGAAAACCAATGCTACCTTTTGCACCGTATCTATTTGTCATGCGTACATAACAGAATAACAAGGGAAATTTCGTATTGATAGGACGAATATAAAAGTTACCAATTTCAAGATTTACACGCATAGCTATACCTCGTGTTTAGAGTTTACGCCTAGTTATCCAGACGCACCTGCAACACCATTGCAAGCCTATGCATACTCTTATTGGCTGATATGTTCACGTTGGTAGGTGATGAACACCGTACACCATTGTTGCATGTTACTAGTCACATTTATCTAGCATGTGCTTGTCTAATTCTTTGCCTTTCTTGCCATGTTGTAGGCATATCTTGAGGCTTTGCCAAATTCTGGCAAACATAACCACGGTGCGACATAGTGTCGAATTTACCCATTAGGCTTGCCACATTGTGGCTTGTTATCTGCCTAGTCTTTAGGGCATTGCGTTTTGCCTTGCTATGCCTTGCCATGATTATGTGCCTTTCGTTGTCTCTTTCGATGGTTAATTGATGGCATACAAAAACGCTGCTTTGTGTTGTGACAACGACTATAAATGTCTTAATCACGACAAAATGCAAAAAAAGTGACAAAAAAAGCAAAAAAATTTGAATGATGAAATAGGTCATAATCGGCCTAATCATGGTGACACTTATAATTATATATATGGGCGTTTTAATGTGTTAAAACACTAGCACAATGTTTTAGTGTTTTAGTACGTTAAAACAGAATGATAGGACTGTGACATTTATGCAACACTGTTGCTGCAAAGACACATAATACAAATCTTTAGTATGACAAAACAAAATTAGGCATGGCTAAACTTGTTTGATAGGGAGGGGATAGGTAGGTTTGACTAAATAAATAAGGCAGGACTAGGTAACCTGTCAAATTTTTGACATTGACAAATCGAATGTTCTTGTTTTGTTCTTTTCCAGGCGTCAATATTTTGACATGTCAATTTTTTGACAAGATTTTGGTTGACTTTTTTGATGTTCTCGTTTTGTTCTGGATAGACTGTCAAATTTTTGACACCCCCACCCAAAAAATCCTCGCATGTTTATATATATAAAGAGGGGGTGCAACATATTTTTAAAAAATTAAGGGTGTTTAATCATTTGAGTGTGACATTTTTGCAACACTAAAAAGGGTACCTGGTAAAAATCCTACCAGATGTGTCAAATTTTTGACAGTTTATGTGAGGAAAAACAGATGAAAATAAAAACCCAGGGTACCCATCGGGGCTATATAGTTATATACAGGCTGCGGGCTATGTAGATCTAAATAAATCTAAGAAGATTCTTAATAACTTTGATTATCTTTGATTATTTTTTATTACTTGTTATTCTCTTTTCATAACTTGTACAAGTTCTAATTATCTATATAGACTATTATAACATTCACTTGCATCTTTGCCAACACCTATGATATACTTTTTATTGTCACCGAGTACGATTTATCAAAGTACTGTGACATAAATGCAACACAAAGGAAAAATAATGTTTGAAGCATTAGTTTTAGTTTGTTTTATTGATCAAAGTTGTGTAGAATTACATAACAATAGAGGTCTATATAGGACTGAACAAGCTTGTAAAGCCAGAACAATAGAAATGGTTTCAGATTTTGTATCAGATCCTGACACTCCACCTGTAATAACTATTCAATACAAGTGTATAAAACAACAAGGACAATCAACATAGATGCTTGACACCCATAACACTGAACAATTACCAGATATTTCTGGTTTGTCATCCTACATAAACTTGCGAGATAAGCTGAATGCTTACAATAATCACAAGGCAAAGGAAGACTTCTTAACATTTGTGCAGATATTTGCACCTACGATTGTTTCAGACTTTAAAATGGGTAGGCATATTGAATTACTCTGCGAAAAACTACAGGGTGTCGTGGACGGAACTACCAAGAGACTGATGGTATTCCTACCACCTCGCTCATCTAAGTCTGTTGTTTGTAGTAAACTGTTTCCTGCATGGTACATTGGTAACTTTGCAAACCATGAGATCATGTCTGTATCACACTCTGACCAGCTTGCCAGTGATTTTGGTAGAACCGTCCGTGATATTGTCAACACAGAGAAGTTCCAGAGGATCTTCAAGGGTGTGTCACTACGAAGTGACGTTAAGGCCGCAGGTAAATGGAAAACAAATAAGAATGGTTCTTATTATGCTGCAGGTGTACGAAGCCAGGTAGCAGGTCGTGGTGCGCATGTGGCCTTACTAGATGACGTAATGTCTGAAGAAGATAGTTTTAGTGAGGCAGGTCGTAGGTATATTAAGGAATGGTATCCTGCAGGTCTACGTACACGTATTATGCCCAATGGTGCAATTATTATTGTGAATACAAGATACCACTATGACGACTTGTGTGGTTGGTTATTAAAACAAGAAGCACTTGTAGAGGAATCAAAGTACCCATGGGAAGTAATTAGCATACCTGCATGGCTTGATGAGACTGCTTCAGAGCTATTAGGGCTACCAGTAGGTACATCATACTTTCCAGAGTGGAAGCCTGACGAAGTTCTAAAGCTTGATGAGCAGGAAATACGAGCAACAAACGGTGCAAGGTACTGGAACTCCCTGTATATGCAAGACCCCTCACCAGATGACGGCGGTATTCTAAAGAAGCGTTGGTTCCAGTGGTGGGATTATGACGAACCACCACCATGTGACTTTATTATCCAGACATATGATACGGCCTTTAGTACCCGAAGGACTGCCGACTATAGCGTTATACAGACTTGGGGTATCTTTAGCCAGTTTGAAAAGGATGACTATGGTGGTGAAAACATAACGTCTAACCTAATCCTATTGGGTAACGTCCGGGGCAGGTTTGAATATCCAGAACTGCGTAGACTAGCCCAAGACTTATATCAGGACTACAGACCTGACGTATGTATCATAGAAAAGAAAGCTTCTGGTCAGTCACTCATACAGGATATGAGAAGGGCTGGCTTGCCTGTACTGGATTATCTACCTGATCGTGACAAGGTAGCACGTGTGTACGCTTCAACACCTATGATGGAATCAGGACGTGTATGGTTCCCGAAGGATAAACAATTTGCAGATGATTTATTTGAGGAGTGTATGTCATTCCCGAATGGCGCACACGATGACCAAGTTGACTGCATGACCATGGCTATTCATTACATGAAGGATAGCTGGAACCTTATACACCCAGAAGACCCTGATTGGGAAGACGATGTGAATTATCGTAAACAAAAGAGGGTTGCGTACTGGCGAACTTAATAGTATAATATAAAAATTGATCACATAACTAATTTACGAAGGACACGTAAAGAATGGCGACTGAAAGAAATCCATATGATGTAGACGTTCCAGTAAGCAATGTCATTGCACTGGACGTTGAACGAGACAAATCCGATAATGTAAGTATCGAACTAGATCCAGAGACTGGTGAAGTAGAAGTAGACTTTGGCCCTGTAGAAATTGAAATAGATGAAGATGGCATTGCTGTCATGGAAAAGGGTGGCTTCTATGAAAACCTAGTAGAAGCTATGGACGAAGACGAACTTGTAGACATTGGTAACGAAGTCTACGATAAATACGAAGCCGACAGAGATTCTCGTGCAGAATGGGAATCAATGTTTGAAAGAGGCTTCGATCTACTTGGTCTGAAGCTAGACGAAACTACAGAACCATTTGAGGGTGCAGCAACTGCAGTGCATCCATTGCTTATCGAATCAGCCGTGAAGTTCCAGTCACGTGCTTCCCAAGAATTATTCCCAGCAGCTGGTCCTGTCAAGACACAGGTATTAGGTGACGCTACAGAAGAAAAACAGCGTCAGGCTTCTCGTGTTCAAAACTTTATGAACTACCAGTTGACTGAACAGATGCCAGAATACTTTGACGAATTTGAGAGGATGTTGTTCCATCTTCCATTGATAGGTTCTGCGTTTAAGAAAATCTACTATGACGCAGCAGAAGAACGCCCTGTTAGTGAGTTTGTTCCCATAGATCAATTCTACGTGTCCTACTATGCCACAGACTTACGCAGGGCTGACAGGTATACCCATGTAATCTATCGCAGTCCACATGAACTGTATCGACAGATTGAAGCAGGTATGTATGCAGAAATAGATCTACCCAATGCAAAACAGCCTGAACAATCAGCATTAACAGAAAAGATGGATACAGTCCTTGGTCTATCACCTTCTGGCGATGACGATCCACAGTATGTATTGCTTGAACAGCATTGCTATCTGGACATCGAAGATCATGGATATGCCTGTCCCTATATTGTAACAATCGAAGAACAATCTAAAAAGGTTCTGTCTATTCGCCGTAACTGGAACGAAGATGACAAAGCAAAGAAAAAGAAAATGTTCTTCACACACTATCGCTTTGTACCGGGCTTTGGTTTTTATGGCCTTGGCCTAATTCACTTCCTTGGTAACCTTACCATGTCTGCGACTGCAGCATTGCGTAACCTTATTGATGCTGGTCAGTTCGCCAATCTGCCAGGTGGATTCAAGGCAAAAGGTGTACGTATTGTAGGTGACAATGATCCTGTAGCTCCCGGCGAGTTTAAGGAAGTTGAAGCAACTGGCATGGATCTAACCAAGTCGATTGTGCCTTTGCCGTACAAGGAACCGTCTGCCACACTCTTTAACATGCTACAGTTTATCTCTGCAGCTGGTCAGAAGTTTGCCGACACAACTGAACAAGTTATTAATGATGCATCAAGCTATGGCCCAGTGGGTACAACTATGGCACTTCTTGAAGCATCTAGCAAGTTCTTTAGTGCTATTCACAAGAGATTGCATAAGTCACAGAAAGACGAATTTAAAATTCTGGCACGGCTGAACTACGAGTTTCTGCCGAATAAGTACCCCTACGATGTCCCAGGAATTACAGAGAATGTCTTTAGACGTGACTTCGATGGGCGTGTGGACGTAATCCCTGTAAGTGATCCTAACATCCCTTCATCAGCCCATCGTTTAATGATGACCCAAATGGCTATGCAGTTGGCACAGACTGCACCACCGGGTATGTTCAACATGGAAGAACTAAACCGTACATTGTTGAGTGCGGCAAACATTCCTAACATTGACAGAATACTTCCAAGTAAACTAGCGGCTCAACCTCTTGATCCTGTATCGGACATTGAGGCGGCTGTTAAGGGTCTACCTATCAAAGCCTTTGCAGGTCAGAACCATGACGCACACATTCAGATCAAGACTATGTACATGCAAGATCCAATGAATGGTGCAAACCCAATGATGCAACGTATTGCACCAGTTCTTCAGGCAAACATTCAAGAACACATGGTCATGAAGTACGAAGAACAAGTCAATGGTGTCACACGTCAGATGATGGCTGAAGCTCCTCCAGGTGATCCTAATGCTCAAAACCCACAAGTTATTGAGATGGTCATGGCGCAAGCGGCTCAACAAGTTATGCAAGCAAACATGGCTGCGGCACAGGGTGGACCCACACCTGAACAAGCTATGGTTCAGATGGAAGGTAAGCGTCTTGAGATTGAACAACAGAAAGTACAAGCACAACTTGCCAAAGAATCTGTTGAGGGTGCATTGAAACAACGTGATCTGGATCTGAAAGAGCAGAAGCTGGCTCTTGATGCATACAAGTTTGGCGCAGAGAATACTCTGAAAGCTGACGAAAAAGAAGCAGATCGTAACAACAAACGTGCTATCGAAGCTTTGAAAATGATTTCTGATTTGATCAAGACACAAGAAAACCTTGACCAACAAGAAGCCATGAAAGCGGCTGACATTCTTTCAAAGATGTTAATTGAAGGGAGCAAACAAAGTGGCACTTAGTAAACTTGTTAAGGAACTTGTAAAGGGTAGTGCAAAGAAAGCCGCACCTAAAGCAGCAACACCTACTGTACAAGGTGACTTATTTGAAGCAATGGCAAAGTCACCTGAAGCAGCTCAAAAAGAACTCAAGCGTATTATGTACACTAACCAAGAACGTACAGGTACAATCGGTGGTGAGTTTCGTCCAATTGAAGGATTTGACCCTGAACTAAAGCGTCCTATTATCGGTGACGACATTTCAAATATGAATAGTCCTTATATTGAAATTGAAGCTCCACCAGGTGCCTTGCTTCGTAGAGAAGCCAAGATGATGGTAGACCCTGAACTCTCTGCAGAACTTCCTGTAGGTAATCCAGTTAAAGGTTCAAAAACTGTAAAGACAAACCTCATTGATAGTAAAGGTAACTGGAAATGGTTAGAAGCTCCTGAAGGATATCAAGACAATACTTTCCTTGTAACTCTAGCAGGTGGCAAAGGTTTTACTCCTCAAGGTGCAGACCATGCCTACACTTTAAAAACTATCTATGAAAAAGGTGGTAAGATGAGTACGTATGATACTCGTGCCGAAGATTTTAGAGGAAAAACAATACAAGAAACTGAATCTATGTTAGAAGAAGCTCTTGCAAGACTTGATGATTCTGATATGAAAAGAAAAGCAAGACGACAGTTACGTGGTGATAATCCTCGTGGTCGGCCTACAACAAAAGGTATTCCAGAATTTGGACCTATAGTTGGGATGATTGAAACAACTTCAAAAAAGAAAAAGCATCCTGTATATGAATACGTTATCATGAGAGCAGAAGGTGGTTCTGTTGGTCGTGTAGAACGTAACCCTTATGGTACTAACTACCAGAAACTAATCTAATGATTTACGAAGAAATTTATAAAATGCTGATGAAAGAAATTGAATCAGTAAAAATAACGCTTGCATCTGGCGGTGCTTCAGATTATCATAGCTATACAAATCTAGTTGGGCGTATTCAAGGACTTGAGTATGCCTTAGTGGAAATCAAAAGTATAGTCAATAAAATGATATACGAAGACGATGAGGAGTAACAATGCAAGCAGTAGCAATGGATAAAGCAATGTTGAATGACGAATGGATCACAAATGCTGAAGCACCTGATCCAGAAGTTCTTCCACATATCCCTGGTTATCACCTTCTGGTGCGGCCTGTATCTATTAAGAAAGCAACAAAGGGTGGAATCATTCTACCTGATTCAACAGTCAATGACATTTCCTACCTAACGACTGTTGGTAAAGTCCTTGCCATAGGTGACCTAGCCTATAAAGACAAAGATAAGTTTCTTAATGGACCGTGGTGTTCAGTAGGTGACTATGTTTGTTATGGTAAACATACAGGACAGAAGTTCTTTTACAAGGGTGTTAGAATGCTAATTCTATTTGATGATCAGATTTCAATGGTATTAGATGATCCTAAAACACTAGATCCCACATATAACTTGTCAAATTAATGACACTAGCTATTGTGTAATAACAATACTTAGTGTATTATAATAATCAAGCGTAACTCGTCAGGTATCGCAACTGACGTTAAAAAGGAGATTTTTATGTCTGATGATTGGACAACGGTAACTCCTCAAGCCGCAAAAGAGGAAGAGAGGGTAGAGTTTGAAATTGAAAACGAAGCCTCTCAAGAAGAAGAGCAACCTCAACTAGATCTTGGAGATGCAGAAGATGTTCAGCAAAAAGCCCAAGAGCAAGGGGTGGCAGAAGAAAATGAAGAAAAAGAATCAGGCGCACAGAAACGTATTCGCCAGCTTGTTCGCCAACGTAAAGAACGTGAGCAACAAATTGAAGAACTTAAAGCTCGTGAAGCTTCTCTTCAAGCAAAGCTGAAGGAAAAAGAAAGAGAATACGCACAAAACATTAAGAGCAATCTTGATAATAATGAGCGTTCGATTAACGATAAGATGGAACTTTCCAAACAAGCTTATCGTATAGCCGTTGAAAGCGGCGATGCCGACAAGATGCTGGCGGCTCAAGAAGCAATGGCAGCTGCACAAGCAGAAGCTATGCAACTAAAGCAAAGCCAATACGCTTATCAGCGTTATCAGCAAGAACTAGAGCAACAAGCTCAACAGGTTCAAGAGCAACCAGCACAACAGGAAGCGTATGACCCTAAAGCAATTTCATGGGCCGCACGTAATCCTTGGTTTGGTCAGGATAATGTACTCACTCAAGCTGCATTACAAATTGATGCCAGCATGAAGGACGAAGGTTATGATCCTTCAGACGAAGAGTACTATATGGAAATTGATAAGCGGCTAGCTAGTGCTTTTCCTACACGGTTTGAAGCACCTACACAGCAAGTCGAAGCACGGCAAGAAGCCACCGCAAAGGCTTCTCAAGTTGTAGCAGGAGCGTCACGCACTCCCAATCCTAGCTCTGGTCGCAAGGTAAAGTTATCTCAAGAAGATGTACGCCTTGCAGAGAAATGGGGGATACCACTTGAACAATATGCTGCTGAAAAACTTAAAGTTGAACGGGCAGACGGAGAATACACAAGTATTAACAATCGGCGTGGAGGTTATTAAACATGGCACGAACAACAGTATCACGTAGTGAAGAGTCTCGTGAACTCAATTCTAGAGAACAAGATTATGAATATCGGGAACCAAACCTTCTAGAAATTCCTGAATCAGTAGAAAACCGTTTCCTTGACCAAGGTTTAAAACTTCGGTGGATTCGGATTAGCACAAAGAATCAGGATGATTATCGGAACGTAGGCAAGCGACATGCCGAAGGTTGGGAGTTTGTTTCTATAGAAGAAGTTCCAGAGATGCAACACACATCTTTCGTGAGAGATGAAGGACGATATATGGGAACGGTCTGTCGTGGAGACCTTGCTTTGGCTAAATTGCCTTTACGTAAAGCCCAAGCTCGTCAGGCACACTATGAAAACGCTAGTAGGGAAATGGTTGACGCAGTTAATGCACAGCTAATGAACTCAAGCGATTCTCGTATGCCAATTCGTAATAACAGTAAAACACAAGTTACTAGAGGCCGTCCAGCTAAATTTCAAGACTAACTTGGATATAGGTCGGAACCTAGTAGTGTCATTTTAATTTAATGGGAGAAATAACATGACTGCAACTAAAGCATTGTCAGGCTTCCGTCCTTCTCGTAAACGTGGTAATACCCCGAACAACCAGGGTCAAAGTGAATACCCTATTGCTTCAGGTTACGCTGCTAACATTTTTACAGGCGATCTTGTCCGTATTAATGCAGGGAATTTGGAAGTCATTACGACAGTAACCGAAGTGGTTCAAGGTGTATTTATGGGATGCCGTTACGAAGCAGACGGTGTACAGAAGTTCAGCAAGTACTGGCCTTCAGGTACATCAGCTACTAACGCCGTTGCCCTTGTCGCTGACGATTCACGTACCGTGTTTGAAGTACAAGCAGACGCATCTGTAACTGCTGGTGACCTTCACGGTTCACAAAACTTTGCTGTAACACTTGGAACAGGCTCAACCTTCACTGGTATGTCTGGTCACGGTGTTGAAGCAGCAACTCGTACAACTGGTATTGCTATGTGCCGTACCTTGGATTCAGTTGATGAGCCAGGGAACGATGTAGCTGTAGCCGCAGAGAACGCTTATTTGAAGTTGAATGTACAACTCATTCAGCATACAGATAACTTCCTGACTGCCGCTGTTTCTGCACCTGCAACCATCACTGCCTACTTACTGGGCTAATTAAGGGAGATTAAAGAATGGCTATTAATAGAGCAAGTATTGCGAAAGAGCTTCTCCCAGGTCTTAATGCCGTATTCGGTATGGAGTATGGGGAAGTTGCTGACGAACACGCACCACTTTTTGAAACTGAAAATTCAGATCGTGCGTTTGAAGAAGAAGTATTGTTCACAGGATTTGGTACTGCACCTGTTAAGGGTGAAGGTTCCGCAGTGTCCTATGACGATGCACAAGAGAGCTACACAGCTCGTTACACACACGAAACCATTGCACTTGCATTTGCAGTGACAGAAGAGGCTATGGAAGATAACCTCTATGACACATTTGCAAAACTTCGTGCAAGAGGTTTGGCTCGTGCTATGGCGAACACCAAGCAAGTTAAAGCTGCTGACGTGTTCAACAACGGCTTTAGCGCAAGCTATGTAGGTGGTGACGGCGTTGCATTGTTCTCTGCTTCACACCCAACAGCTGGTGCTGGTAATCAGTCAAACTACATTGGTGCTTCTGATCTTGCAGAATCATCTTTGGAAGCTGCACTGATCCAGATCTCAAAAGCTAAAGATGACCGTGGTATTCTGATTGGTCTGCAAGCAAAGTCTTTGCACATCCCATCAGATTTGGCATTCACTGCTGATCAAATCCTGAACAGCACAATGTCAACTGCTACTGCTACCTTCGGTACAGATGGCATTACCAATGTCAACGACATCAACTCAATTCGGAATCAGGGTCTTGTACCTGGTGGCTTCTACGTAAACCGCCGTTTCACAGACACTGACGCTTGGTTCTTGAAGACCGATTGTCCGAATGGTGCGAAGATGTTTGTTCGTGCGCCTTTGCAAACCAAAATGGAACCAGACTTCGACACTGGCAACCTGCGGTTCAAGGCTCGTGAGCGTTACAGCTTCGGTTGGTCAGACTGGCGTGGCTTCTACGGATCAGATGGTGCGTAGTACTAACGTCTAAAAAAATGTAAAAAGAGAGGGGTATGGGCTTTCATATCCCTCTTTTTTTGTGTATAATATAGTCAATAGTCCACCAATAACTAACTAATTAACAATGAGGATCAGATGGCTACAAATATTAAACAAGGTTTTGTTACTGGTAGTGGTGCAGTTTTAGACACAACTACAAGCACTACAGTAGCTGACACACGCATTAAGGGTA